GATTACGCATTAAGACGCGAGATAGCTCTGTTAAAAGAAGAACTATCTACCCCTAATACAGTTGTAACTGAAAGAAAAAATGAACCTGCGCCTGAAGAATTCAGACAAAAGTTAAAAGAACAATTTGCTCCACCTAATTTTAACAGTGGTGATGCTACATTAGATTCTTTATTAAGAGACACTGCTATAAATTCAGCTCCCATCGAAGCTGAACCACAGCATAACCCACATGATCCTATAAACCAATTTGCAAATAAGGATTATAGTCAACTAATGGAAGCTATAGATAAAAAAAAGAATTATAGACCAGGAGCATAATGGCCATAAGAAAAAAAATAGGATATAGAATTGATCCACTTGATCTAGATACGCGTAAAGCTATTGGGGTTAGGGTACCTTTTAATAAAAAAGGGGTATTTCAATTTAATTACACAACAAAAGATCAAATAAAATCTAATCTTATTAATCTTCTTTTAACATCTCCAGGTGAGAGATATCATGAACCATCATATGGGGTTGGTATAAGAGATATTCTTTTTGAACCTAATACAAATACAAATCAAAAAATTTCAACTCTAAAATCAAAAATAGACCAAAATTTATCATTTCATATTCCTCAAATTGCTCTGAGTAATTTAAAAGTTACGCCACAAGATAAAGAACTATTAATTCAAATAGCCTATACTGTTTTATTAGATAATGATACAAATGAGATTTCCTTAATATTATAATAAATGGCTTATTCTAAAGTAAACAATACATCTGGTACTAATAAAAAAGATATTAAGTACTTAAACAGAAATTATAATCAATTAAAGCAAGATCTTGTTGATTTTACTAAAAATTACTTCCCTGATAATTTTAATGATTTTTCAGAAAGTAATCCAGGTATGATATTTTTAGAATTAGCATCTTATGTAGGAGATGTTCTTTCATTTTACACTGATACACAAGTACAAGAAACTTTTATAGAATCAGCTAAAGAAAAAACTAATTTATTATCTTTAGCCTATAATTTAGGTTATAAACCTTCAGTTACTAATCCCTCTACAACAGATATAGACCTTTATATACAAATACCCTCAACAGGAACGGGAGATTATCCCCCTGATTGGACTTATGCTATAACAATAAATAAAAATTCTATCTTTAAAACCGGAGAGGCAGATTCAGTATCATTTCTATTAGATAGAGATGTAAACTTCCAAGTTTCATCTTCTTTAGACCCAACAGAAGTACTTCTATATGACCTTAATGGTAATCCGCTGGTTAATGGAACGAATGCTGAACATTACTTACTAAAAAAATCAGCCAAAGTTATAAGTGCAGAAATTAAAACCTCTACATTTACCCTAGGGAATCCAACTAAATTCCTTACTTTAGAAATTCCTGATAAAAAAATTATAGGAATTGAATCTATAACAGATAGTGATGGTAATATTTATCATGAGGTTCCTTATTTAGCACAAGAGACCATATATGAGGACGTCCAAAACACAGGGGGTAATAATAATAATCTCCAACAGTATGGAAATGATACACCATATTTATTAAGACTTAAAAAAGTACCTAAAAGATTTGTAACTAGATTTACATCAAATGATGTACTCCAAATTCAATTTGGTGCAGGTATTAGTAGTGGTATAGATGAAGAAATTATACCTAACCCTGACAATATAGGAATTGGAGTTAGAGATAATAGATCCCTCTTAGATTTTGCATTTGATCCATCAAATTTTATGTTAACTAAAACGTATGGAGAAGTTCCCTATAATACAACACTTACAGTAAATTACTTAGTAGGTGGAGGAGTTGAATCAAATACTGAATCTAATTTAATTAATAGACCATTTTCTGTATCAACATCCCAAAACAATTCTGTTGGAAATGATACATTATTAAACGCAGTAATCGAGTCTATAGCAGCGACAAACCCATTACCCGCCACGGGCGGTGGTCCTGGTGATACCATTGAAGATATACGCTTAAACTCGATAGCTAACGCGGGGGCCCAATTGCGCACTGTATCGAAAGAAGATTATATAATTCGTACGCTAGCTTTACCAGCTAAATTTGGTAAAATAGCTAAGGCATATATTATAAAAGATGACCAAATAACAGTTGATAGTAGTGCTCGTATTACAAATCCAAACGGATTAGATTTATATACATTAGCGTATGATGGAAATAAAAATCTAACTACTTTAAATCCAGCTACACGTCAAAACCTTATAACATATCTTGAAGAATATAGAATGTTAACTGATGCTGTTAATATAAAAGATGCTGCTATTATTAATTTTGGATTAGAATTTGATATTGTTACTTTTAAAAACTCTAGTAATGACCAAGTTTTATTAAATTGTATAAACGCATTAAAAAATTATTTTAGTATAGATAATTGGCAAATCAATCAACCTATTATTTTAAATGAAGTTTACAATGTGATAGGATCTATAGAAGGAGTCCAAAATGTAGAAAATGTAGAATTAACCAATAAAACAGGAGTTGCATCCGGATATTCTCAATATTCATATGATTTTAGTTCAGCAACAGTAGATAATGTTTTATATCCTTCAATGGATTTAAGCATTTTTGAATTAAAGTACCCAAATACTGATATAACAGGCAGAATAACTAAATACTAATTATGGCATATTATTTCTTATACCCCGAAAAAGATACAACAATATATTCACACCCATTTAGACAAGATCTAAATACGGGTATAGTTGAAACTTTATCTTTAGCTTCTGAAAAAGGAGATACTGATAATTTATACTATCCTTCGAGGGCTCTTCTTAAGTTTAAAGACTCTGAATTAAATGATGTATTAGCAAATAAAGTTTCAGGTAGTTTTTCGGCCAGTTTAAAATTATATGCAACAGAATATAGTAAAGATTTACCTACTTCTCAGACTATAGAATTATACCCTCTTTCTCAATCATGGAATAATGGTACTCAAAGGTATTTAGACCACCCTTATAATAATAATGTAGTCAGCAACGGTGCCTCATGGTTATATAGGGATAATGGAACTACAAAATCTTCTTGGGGAACCATAACAGCTAATACTACTGCTAGTCTTTCAGGTAGTTTACCTGTATCTGGTGGTATTTGGTATACTGGTAGTGGATTTGAATCTACCCAATCTATTGAAATTGTTAATAATTTTGACTTAAACTTTGAAATTACTAGCCAAATAGAAAAAATATCTTCTAGCATATTTGCTTCCCAAACATATCCTACAGGCATTCCTAATAATGGATTTATTATAAAAAGAGAAGATGATGTATTCAATAATGCTACAACACAAGGTACTTTAAAATATTTTTCAGTAGATACTCATACAATATTTTCTCCTACATTAATTATTAAATGGGATGATTCCTCCTATAACACAGGTAGCAACCATAATGCCGTATTAGATAGTGGTAAAATTCAGCTTAACATAAATAATAATAAAGAATGTTATAGAACTTCTGAAGAATACACATTCAGACTAAATACTCGCAAACAGTATCCTACAAGAACTTTTACTACTTCCTCAAATTATTTAAATATAAATTACTTAACTACGGCTTCTTACTATAGTATTGAAGATTATACATCAAAGGAAACAATAATTCCGTTTGATACTGAATTTACTAAATTAAGTGCCGATAGTGAAGGTATGTATTTTAGTTTAGATATGCAAGGTTTACAACCAGAAAGATACTATCGCTTATTAATAAGACATGATAATAATGATGGTATAGTTATATATGATGATGACGTATTTTTTAAAGTAATTAGATAATGGATAAGATAATTCCTATACAAAAAAATATTTATAGTAGTAATAAATTTAAAGAAGTAATCGATACTGATTTTTCTGAACTATTTAATACTCAAGATAATTTTAATGTTGATGATTTTTTTAATCAATATAATAGATTATTTATAGAAATTCCTTTAAGTGGCCAATCTAGCCATACTGAATTAATTAGAAGAAGCTCCGAATTATTAGGACCCACAGGTCCTGATGCTAAAGATAGAGAAATAGAAAATCTTCAAGC